CAAATTTTAGTTAAAACCTTCAGTACTACAGGATTAGTAGCCTATAAGATTGAAGGCCTAGTAAAGGATTTAGAGGATCTCACAAATGACTATCTTGCAGATTTATCTGATGGACGTTTCAACATTAGCTTCCAGATTAGCTCTAGTGATAAGCTTAATGTTGTAATTACAGATAATGGTGTAGATATTGAAATTCTAGCACTATCCGGTGGTGAACGCGCTAGAGTTAATATGGCTACGTTATTAGCTATTCGTGCGTTGATGCAGTCGTTATCTAACAGTAGAATCAATTTACTGTTCCTAGACGAAACGGTTGAATCTTTAGACGCTGAAGGTAAAGAAAAGCTAGTAGAAATCCTACTAAATGAAAAAGAGTTGAATACTGTTCTTGTTTCACATGGTTACCAGCATGCGCTTCTAGAGAAGGTATTTGTTGTAAAAGAAAACAATATATCTAGGATTGAGTAATGGCTAGTAATCCGAGTAAAGATAAAGGCACGCGCGCTGAAACGGTCGTGCGTGACCTTTTAAGAAAACACACAGGCTTAAAGTTTGAACGCACTCCGGGTTCAGGAGCTCTAGACGAAAAACATAAACTAAAGGGCGATCTATACATTCCGGATGAAGGTAATCTGTTTTGTATAGAAGTAAAGCACTACGCTGACGATCATTTTAATTCTACACTGTTTACCAGTAAAAACCCGCAACTACTGCAGTGGTGGGAGCAGGCAGTTAGACAAGGTGATCAAGTAAGTAGAAAACCTTTATTAATTTTTAAACATGACCGTTCCAAAGTATTCGTAGCGTATACCGATATGCCCGAAAATGGTGTAGAGTACGCTTACATAGAAGTTAAAACCTATTCATTCTTTGTAAGCTTGCTAGAAGATTGGTTAACTTTGGAAAAACCTAAATTTATTAAATGAGTAAATCATTCGCATCTCAAATAGTTCATAATGACGAGGACGCTCTAGTAGTAGATGCGTTAAACTTAGCGTTTCGATACAAACATAAAAAACAGCGTAACTTTGCAGATGACTATCTAAAAACAGTTCGTAGTCTAGCTACTAGCTATCATACTGGAAAGATTATTATCACTGCGGATTCTGGTAGCAGCAGTTATCGTAAAGACTTATACCCTGAATATAAGATTGGCCGCAAGGAAAAGCGTGATGAACAAACCGAGCAAGAAGCAGAAGATTTTGAGCTGTTCTTCGCAGACTATCTCAAAACACTAGACGTGCTTAAAGAAAATTTCCTTACGTTACAGTACAAGGGAGTGGAAGCTGACGACTTAGCTGCTTACATAACTGTAAATAAGAAAAAGTTTGGATTAGAACGTATTTGGCTAATCTCTAGTGACCGTGACTGGGACTTGTTAATCAATGAGCAGGTTTCTAGATTTAGCTATGTTACGCGTAAAGAAATTACGTACGATAACTGGCTTGAGCATTACGACTACAATATAGAAGATCATATTTCTATCAAATGCTTAATGGGCGATAGTGGTGATAGTATTCCCGGAGTAGAGGGCATTGGCCCTAAGCGTGCTCAAGAGCTAGTTGCTAAGTACGGTACTACATTCGATATTATTGCAAGTATGCCGCTGCCAGGTAAACTAAAGTATATTCAATCACTGAATGCTTTTGGTGCTGACAAGCTAATGTTAAATTATCAACTGATGGACTTAGTGTCTTATTGTGCTGAGGCTATTGGTAAAGAAAACTGTGAAGATATTCACGCTAAATTTCAGGAGTATTACGGATGAAAATTGCTTTTAAAAAGCTAAACTCAGCTGCATCTATTACACGTGCACATGACGGGGATGCTGGAGCTGATCTATGTACGATGCAAGATATTGTCATTAGGCCTGGAGAAGTAGTAAAAGTACATACTGGTATTGCAGTAGATATTCCTCGTGGTTACGTAGGATTACTGTGCTCTAGAAGTGGTCAAGCTAAACTACAAGTAACGCTTGCTAACTCTGTTGGGGTCATTGACCACGGATATCAGGGTGAAGTTATAGCCATGTTGTCCAATAGAGGTATGACTGATTATCAAGCATCAGCTGGCGAACGAATTGCTCAGCTAATGGTAGTACCTGTATATTTACCTGAATTTGAAGAAGTATTCGAATTTGACTATAGTCCACGCGGTACTGGTGGTTTTGGTAGCACAGGCAAATGAAGCAGCTAAGTGTTTTAGTGGCCTGTGAGTACTCAGGTAGGGTCAGGAACGCTTTTGCTGCTAGAGGATGGAATGCTTGGTCGTGTGACCTGCTTCCATCTGAAACCGAAGGTAACCACTATCAGGGAAATGTAGAAGATATTATCTGTGATGACTTCGATTTAATGGTGTGTCATCCGCCATGCACACACTTAGCAGTATCAGGTGCAAGATACTTTGCGGAAAAGAGAGCTTCAGGAGTCCAACAAGCAGCTCTAGATTTTGTCAGAATGCTGCTTGATGCTCCAATCAAATACATTGCGTTGGAAAACCCAGTATCTATTATCAGTACTGAAATTAAGAAACCAACGCAGTACATTCAGCCATGGGAATTTGGCCATGGCGAAACTAAGAAAACCGGTCTCTGGTTAAAGAATTTGCCAGCGTTAAAGCCTACAAATATTGTAGAAGGTAGAGAAGCTAAAATTCTAGCTATGTCTCCAAGTCCTGATCGCTGGAAAGAAAGAAGTAGAACCTACCAAGGCATTGCGGATGCAATGGCCGAGCAGTGGGGCAGTTATATTGAACTAAAGGAATTAAATGGATAAGCAAGCACTATCAGACATTACCGTTTTCAACAAGTACGCACGATTCAATCCTGCACTTAATCGTCGTGAGTCTTGGGCTGAAATTGTTCAGCGTAATGCAGAGATGCACAAGACCAAGTATCCGCACATGACAGATTTAATTGATGAAACGTACGCTAAGTCCGTAGTTACTAAGAAGGTTCTGCCTTCTATGCGTTCTCTACAGTTCGGCGGTCGTCCTATTCTGATGGCAGAGAATCGTATTTTCAACTGTGCATACGCACCTGCCGAATCTACGAAGTTCTTCAGTGAACTAATGTTCTTGCTATTAGGTGGTACGGGTATGGGTTACTCTGTACAGCGTCGTCACACAGATAAGCTACCTAAGATTAAAACTCCTGAATCTGACGGAGAATACAAGTATCAAATTCAAGACAGTATCGTAGGCTGGGCTGATGCTGTTAAGGTAGTATGTAAGGCCTTCTTCAATGCTGGAACGCTGCCAGTATTTGACTATCGTGATATTCGTGAAAAAGGCGCAGAATTAATTACTACAGGCGGACAGGCTCCAGGCCCAGAACCTTTACGTATTTGTATCGAGCAGCTAACTAGTGTACTACGTGGTGCGATTGGTCGTCGTCTAACACCGCTAGAGGTACACGACATGGCATGTATTATCGCTGATGCAGTTCTAGCGGGTGGTATTCGTCGTGCTGCTATGATTAGCCTTTTTGATCGTAGCGACGAACCGATGCTAACATCAAAGGCTAATTACTGCGCTGTATCTAGTGTTAAGGTGATCGGTACGGCTGACACTAATGGCATGGTGCCTGTAGAAGTAGTTAACCTATATGGTCAAGTACTAAAAGGTGCGTTGCACACATCTCAAGTAGACTCTGCTGTAGCGACTAATGATGTACCTTGGTTTATCGCATATCCAGCTCGTGCTCGTGCTAACAACTCCGCTGTACTGCCTCGTAATGAAGTAACACAAAAAGAATTTGAAGCGCTAATCAAGCGTATTGAAGATTCTGGTTGTGGCGAGCCTGGAGTTTACTGGACTAATAATAAGGACTGGGGTACTAACCCATGTTGCGAAATCGCGTTACGTCCTTATCAGATGTGCAACCTTACTGAGATTAACGCTGGAGCTATTCAGACTCAGGAAGACTATAACGAGGCCTCTAAGGCAGCAGCATTCTTAGGTACGTTACAGGCAGGGTATACCGACTTCCATTACCTAAATCCTAAGTGGCGTATCGCTTGCGAAAAAGACGCTTTACTAGGTGTATCTATGACTGGTATCGCTAGTGGTACAGTAGAACTACTAGATATGGAAGAGGCGGCTAAGCACGCGGCGATGCAGAATGAAATCACTGCAAGGCAGATCGGTATCAATAAGGCTGCACGTATTACTTGCGTTAAGCCCGCAGGTACAACCAGTCTAGTACTAGGTACTTCTAGCGGTATTCACGCATGGCACGCTCCATTCTACATTCGTCGTATGCGTGCTGGTAAAGACGAAGCACTAGCACAATACATGATGACTGCAGCTCCAGAGTTAGTTGAACAGGACGTAAACGTACCACATCAAGTAGTGCTAAGTTTCCCACAACGTGCTCCCAAGGGCGCTAAGATGCGTGATGAACACATGTTAGAACTACTAGAACGTGTTAAGGATGTGTCTAAGCGTTGGGTTACACCAGGTCACCGTAATGGCATTAATCAACACAATGTATCTTGCACTATCTCCGTAAAGGATGGTCAGTGGAAGCTACTAGAGCGCTGGATGTGGGATAACCGCAATTACTACAATGGTATCTCTGTGCTACCATTTTTCGGTGCTACTGCATATCCTCAAATGCCTTTCGAGGATATTACCGAGGAACGTTACAACGAACTAATTCCTTATCTAGAAGGCATCAACATCAACATGGTGTACGAAGATAACGGAAATGCTGTTAACCTAGCTAGTGAGCTTGCATGTTCCGGCCCTAATGGCTGTGAAGTTGTTTAATAAATAAAAAAGCCCCTACGTCTTACGATGTAGGGGCTTTTTGTTTACTTGGTCGGTTTTGTTACAGCTGGCGGTACAGGTGGTACAACGGTAACGGGTTGTGCTGGTTCTTCGCTGGGAGCATCTGGGCTGTCTGCGGCTAAGTTAGCTAGTGCGGAAGCTTGTTCAGCCTCATCAGCTACTACTTCCCACGCAACTCCATTGAATTCTTGCAGCTTGTCTTCAATGATGTAACGCGCACCTTTAGAGCCGGTTGGTGGGTAGAAGTCTAGGGGTGTATACTTCATAGGTATCCTTAGTAATCGCTGTACGCTTTATCAATCTTTCTGCAAAGAGCTGAACGTACAATATCTTGGTTAATAAAATGTTTGACGGCAACTTCATTTAAATGACTTAGCTTCTTTACTGCATCACTTAAACCACTAGGGCCTTCAATATCTTTTTGGGCCTCATCTCCATTAATAAGAATACGGCAGTTTTCACCTAGACGAGTAAGAATTAGACGCATTTGCGCTTCATTCGTATTTTCAGCTTCATCTAGAATAATCAGGGCATCTTTAAAGCTTCTGCCGCGCATAAAGCCTAAAGGTACTGCCTCGATAGTGCCTTCCTTAATAAGATACTCTGTGTAGCTTTTACCAAGCTTTTCATATAACGTATCTAAAAATGGGATCAGATAGGGTCGGAATTTATCTTCTAATTCACCTGGCAAGAAGCCTAGGTTTTCTCCAGCTGCCTCCACAGCTGGTCTGGTAATGATTAGTTTTTTAATTTTACGATAGTATAGTTGCTCAGCAGCAAATGCAGTGGCGAGATACGTCTTGCCAGTACCAGCTGGGCCGAGTCCAAATACTATCGGTGCCTCACGAATAGCTTGTAGATAATCTTCTTGTGCAAAATTTTTGCAACGAATTTCTTTAAAACCACTCATGTGCTCAGGCTGAACAATATGTTCATTGTTGCGTTGTGCGCGACGAGCCTTCTTACCAGTATTTGTTGCCATAGGTCTCCTGATTAATTTGAACCTAACACTATTATATCTTGTTACCTATAAAAAGTCAAGATTATTTTTACCTAGCATTGCTGCATTAGTCTTTACCTGGCAGTGTTGACCAAGTAACAGGTGCGCGTAACTCATGATTTAAAATAGGATACCATAACTGTACAACTTCTTCTTGTCCAGTAACTTCGTTCTTTTTAACCTTGAATACATTGTCGATTTCAAAACCAATTCTAGTTTTTATTGGGATGACTTTTAGTAATTTGTAGTTAACATTCAGGAACCACACATTACCGCAGCGCTGTACCTTAACATTAGTATCTTTGTCACTGCCAGCCCATTTTTGTTGTGGCATGTCTTTAGATACAGGTTCTCCGCGCTCCCACGCATTGTACTCACCAGCGTTACGGCGATACCAAGCAAATCGAGATTCTTTAGAACGTGGATGAGTACCTTTCTTCCAATAGTTCTCACTTACAGCGAAATGATACTCTGCTGATGTAGGGTCGGGGTTAAGCCAGCGACCAGCCATAGGTAAGTCACCAGCCCTAGTACGTACCCATGGCACGTTATCACCGTGAGCAGTAATGTTAAGCATTGGTGCAATATCCCATGCTGCGAGTTCTGGGTGCTTGTCGATTAAACGTTCGTCTTCCCAAGATAGTAGTTCGGAAATCTTTTTAGCTTTAAATAACCGAACTTTCCACTTGGCTAGTGTTAAGCCTTTGGCGCGTTGTTCAGCTTTCATTAAACTAGAGATTGCTGAGTCATGGAGATCAGCAGATACTCCGGCTATTGTTAGTAGTTTTACATAATCCATAATTATTCCTTATGGCAGAGTCCATCCTTTATGTTGAACTCGTTTACCCGATAGTACGCTACTTATGTGTCCACTATTGAGATCGTACTGTAGGGCGAATTCCTTTAAACTAGTGCTAATCTTGTGCACATTGCCTAAAGGGTCTTTTATAAACAATTCATTAGTAACGCCTTTATGTTTCCATTTACCTTGTTTAGATAGCAATATAGCGTATTTTTCTGGGTACTTCTCCTCCAGCCAACTCCTGTGTGCTAATCCTTCGGCTATACCATATACCAAAGACTTATGTACATTTAGTGTCTTACTAATTTCTAGTAAACTTATGGTACCTGCTACAATTTCATTGAATACAGCTTCACACACCTCCATTGAGTATTTAGAATTAGGATTCGTAACACCAGGTAACGAATAGCCTTTAATATCAGTGTTACTTAATATATTAAGACCATTATCTATAGTATCGAAATCTTTTATATAATAAGACTCTAGCTCGGATAATTTATCTATTGTGCATTCTTCTAATATCTCTAGTTTAGGTGCACCGTATAAAGTATAAGCGGCGTGCAATTTTTTATTGGCTTTTACTCCTGTTGACAGATTATACAAATGAGTTGAGTATCTGTCCTCTATATTGATGCTTTGACCTATATAGACTAGATCAGTGCCTGTAAATTTTAGTAAATATACGCCACAAGTCATAGTTTCTCCATTAGTGAATTTATATTTTATCACTAATGGGAAATTACGTCAAGTTTAAATTTATTCAGTTTGACGTCATAAATTTTTTGTACTTAGGAGCTCTTACTTTCATTACATCTATTACGTGTTCTCTATTTATCTGACAAGCTGAGCGTTGTCCGTATAACGCAGTTTTTGATTTCAAACAGTAGTTTTCTACATGTCCAAACCATTTTTTAGGGTCACAACCTTTTGTAAGATTACATATTCTGCGCTCTCTGTCGAGACCACCAATACCACCGTTATAAGAAGCATCAGCAAAAGCGTACTGTTCTTCAAACTCACTGGCTTTACCGTCGTAGTATGTGAAGTTATCTCGCATTTTTAACACGATACCTGCCAATTGTAGATCTGGTCTTTTATATACATTATCCCAAGACCATTCTCTTAGTATACTAGGGTGCTTAGCTTTTAACTCAGCTAAAGCATCGAATCTTATGCTGCCATCCGTACTATACGCACGAGTAATTTGTCCTAGGCCGGCCCCTTCTTCTCTACTAGTTTTTAGTCTAGAAGAAGGATTCCAGCACCTAGAATGTTTTAAACCTATACAAGACTCGTGTTCTATTAAACTTGCAAGGTACCAGCTTTTGGGTGTTCAGTCCACAGAGCTAATTGCTGGAATTTGAGCTCGGGTAAATATGTTTGTGCATTTTCAGGTACATAAGTCTTAACATTTTCAGCGCGTACCTGATTTCCAAATAGACCAAGCAAACCGAACAGCACCAAACATATAGCCAAAAACGTAATTGCTGCGCCAATTGAGCTCTCCTTTGCTTTTCTCCATAATTCGCCCATATCTAAATAATCAAATAGAGCTTTTCTGGATAGGTGTGCGAACCATACAGCAATAATTGGAACAGTCAGTTTATCTAGTAGGCCCATTAGCATGGGCCCACCTTCTGGATCTGCAAAATAAGTGTATAGTAGCACTAGTAATGACCCAATTACTAGTAAGTAGTTACGGGGTCTGAATAGGTCTTTTAGCATCTGCTTCATCCTTTATATTAGCAAATTCTTTTAGTAACTTAATACTATCATTTTGCTTATTTTTACATGTTGAATAGATTATAGCGTTGACTGCAGAGGTCCCTAGGACTAGTTGCATATCTCGTTCTAAATCAGTATAAGTTAATTCTGGAAGTTTTTCCAGTGGCGCACACGGCTGTAAAGCTTCCTGATTAACATTTACTTTAGATTCAGGAGGTACTATGATTTTTTCAGTATGACCACAAGCCGTTAAGCTTATAGCTAATAATAATCCTACTAATAGTGCTTTCATTTATTTGCCCTATCAATAATTTCATTGTAGCTTTCTGCGAAATTAGGAGTTAATCTGCATGCTACTGGATCAACCACGGGAGCTTTTAAACTCTTGGCAATAACCTGTTCGATTTCTTTCTTGGTTACTCCATCTTTAGCTACACGTCTTGCGACTAGTTCATTAGAGTTTCTCTCAATAGTATCAATCTTATCAGTTATTGTTTGCTGATAATCTTTCCATTCCTTTTGATATTGTTCCGTAGCAGCTTGGGCACCTCGTTCATAGATATGGTTGTACACCATATATCCTAAACCTAAAAGTGCTACTGCTAGTGCAATTTCTCTCCAGAATTTTAATATTAGTGCTTGCATTTAAATCCTTTTACCATCGCACGAATAGTACGAGGACAGAATAAATGTGCTTCCTCTTTAGCTATACCAGCTAGGCGTGCACAAATTTCGCTGCACATACCTCTTGATAGCTTGGCTGGTAGTACCCAGAAGATAAATCTGACAATTGCTTGCCAGTCGTATAAAGAGCCATCTAGTTCCTTAGCTAGCATGGCTGCTCGTGTAGGGTCGGTATCCATTACATCGTAAGCCCATTTGTCTTCAGGCACGATTCTTTTAAAACGTGCTCCACCGAGCTTTCCAGCTCTGCGGGACCACGGTGGCATACGTTCGAGCCCTACTGATGAAAAGTGCCAATAGGCACCATTCTCATCTGGTTGGCAGGTTAGGTCGGGCATGTATTCATCTACACCGTCACCAGGTTCGAACATGACTTCAGTATGGCTTTCTGATCCGCCTAGTCTTAAGCGGATCAGAATGTTACCTATCCCTATGAAACCTTTTCTAGTGCCCACATAGGAGGCTAGTTTCATGCTGCTAGGTCCTCTATAGGAATGGGCCCATCTAGAATTACATCAGCACGTTCTTGTGTCAAGATACCTGCCCCAACTAAAGCCAGCACACCATTTCTAGTATCTTGTCTATCTAGATCAACGAACTTGGCCGCATTTACCATTGCTACGTATCTGCGTAGACTGGCAGCTTGTACGGTCGCTCCGATGCTACCTAAATCAATAGCTATAGCTTCAGCATCAGTAAATCGTCTTAGAAATCCTAAAACAGTTACTTTCCTGACTTCTTTTGCTACTGGTTCAAAGTTACCCACACTAAAGTTTCCGTTATCGTATTTGTCATATATAGTTACGTGGGCTGGTGCTTCTACTACATGATCCCAACTAGTCTGTAGTGCTGCTGCCTGTATAGAGGTACACTCAATAAAAGCTAAAACAGTTCCTGAATTAATTAATGCGTATCTCATTATTTTACCCTTATGTAAACCACGGCACCAGGTACGTTGCTATCAGTGACTGAACTATCACTGCCAACTATAACCTGCGGATAGTAGTCAAAATCTTTATACGATTTCACTATATAATAAGAAGACGAACTAGGTACACCAACAATAGTAATGCTACCATCTTGACTAGTATGCCATGTTGAACCACTGGAGAAAAGTAGACCGGAGGTTCCTACAGTTGCAACGCCAGAGGTTTGTGTGGCCATTACGTCTGGATCAGTATTAAATTTCATACTACCATACCCTGGGTAAATTACGCCCCAGTTTTTAGTAAGATCACCATAGACCATCCCGGCATAGCTGCTAGGAGACCCAGTAGTTATGTTAACTGCTAATTTTAGATTCGATCCTGCTTTGGCTACTACTGTAGTAATGTAGTTAGTACTGGATACTGTTACAACCCCAGAATACGACAGGTAATTAAAATCTTTATGATACCTTAGAGTATAGGCACTACTAGTGCCTCCTGCGGCGTTAAGTCCTGTTATAGTGCTAGATATAGTGGAACCATGATCATTGCTTAAATACAAAATAGCCTGGTTATTGCCGGATACAGCATTTAAAATCATTAGTCTACCATTGCCGTCGCTAATGATGAACCACGAGCCACCTCCGGCTGCCCCAGTAGGTGCTACTGTAGCCCAAGCAACACCATCAGTAGACCTCTGTATGTTTGTCCCAGAATAGTGTATTACGAAGTATAATCCAGTCCAAACTAGCTTATGTGAACTACTTCCTACTGGATAGGACGTAGCCGAAGTTCCCCAAGTAGCCCCTTGATCTGAACTATAGAATATGGCTCCAGTAGTAGACAATACTACAAGTCTATTACCTATTGGATCATATGCTGCTCCGGTAATAACCTGAGCACTAGGCAAAGTTCCAGTAGTATAGCTTATAAAATCTGTAGTTTTATAAAAAGTAGTACTAGAGCCGGAATGAAATATGTATAAAGTATTCCCAACAAATATTCTACAAAAACTTGTAACGGGAGATTCTCTGCTTGTACCTGAGCCGATACTGAAGCCAAGACCTTGGATACTGCTGGTCCAGGCTGGCTCATAGTATCCTGACTTGAAAAATACTTTGTTACCTTGTGTATACTTATTACCTAACGTGTATATAGCTGGCTGAGCTACGGATACTAGTCCGCCTACTGGTACCTCCGCACCTGTATTAAAAAATTGTGATAGTGCTGACATATTACTCCTATTAAGATAATGTCCATGTGTTAACAGCAGTATATACAGCAGTTAACATAAATTTAGTATTAGTATCAAACAGTACGTCTTCTACTAATCCGTTAATAGAGTGTGAGCTATTTGTTCTAGTTAGTGTAAACGAACTAGTGTTCCAATTACTCTTATGATTTATAAAAGTAATAGTACTACCTATGATGGTGGCATTAGGTAGAGGCCTTGAATACACAGTACCTGGGGTATCTAAAGTATATTCTTTACCTACTTCTAAAACTACTCCAGTATCTGCTGGTACGGATGTAGTCATGCGCGATGCTTTGTTGTTGTTATAGGCCCCAAGCGCTGAATCACTCCCTGTGCCACCATTAGCCACGGCTACTATTCCAGTTACGTTCTGTGAATTAATAGGCCAATTGCCTGTAGCGTTACTACCATCCTTTTCAGCTTTATCAGTATTCAGTTCAATAAGTGCGTCTTGCACGTTTGTAGCTGCTAAGCCCACGATAGCTACTAGTGTTACCAATGACGCGGCTACTGCTGAACCTGTGGTCGTTGCACCTGTTTCAAATAAGTACTTATCACCTGCTGTAGCAGGGGTTACCACAGTAATGGTATTATCATTGGTTTCTACGTACTGAGACGTTAACAATAGTCTAATACCGTTTCTATACACAGTAATGGAGTTAGTTCCTACTTCATATCTGTTAAATAGTGGGAATACTGTTTGTCCTGCCGTAGCAGTTATAACTTGTCTGAATATGTTAAATTCAGCCTCTAGACTACCTAGTGCATTTTGCCAGATTAGCCCATTAAAAATACGTAGAAGATGAGTACTAGTATTATAGTACATGACACCTTCAGTAAGAGGGTTGCCGTCATTATCTACAGTAGGTTCTACTGCTTTAGGTCCTAGCCACTGATCTTCGAACACTTCTAGTGAAGCGGCTGCTTCACTAGCTGAATCAGCAGCGGCGTCTGCCGAGGCTAGCGCTTCAGCAGCTAACGTTTTGGCACTCTTAGACGTAGTACCATCAGGGCTTGTAGTACTTGTGGCCCAAGCTTTTGCTGAGCCACCTGTTGCTGTTAGTACACCAATAGCGAACTCTTTTGCGGAGTATGTACCAGGCTCTACTGTTTCACCAGTTAATCCTGCGTATCTTTCTGATTTTGTAGCTTGTTCTGTAGCTAACGCACTCTGTTCATCTGCATTATTTGAGTAGCTAAGCATTAACTCGCTCTCGGCGTTAATTTGTGCGACTAGAACGACCAGAGCGGACACGAATGCATCACTGCGTGTTGCAAATGTTGCCGGATCCAGTCTATTTGGTGCAACCGGTAATGCATCAATTGTCATATTAATCCCTCAATTTCTAAAGTACAATAAGAGTACAGTGGGTGTCTAGAGTCTATACTGAAATCCTTACAGTATCCGTAGTTATTGAACAAGGATAGTGTTTCGGAATCAGTACCAATCCAAGCACACGGAGTAGCAGTTAATTCAGATAGTACGTAATGAACCTTGGTTAGCAAGGCGTTTTCAAAGATTAAGTTAGCATTTAGGCGCTTACTATTGTTTCTACGTACGAACGTCGTAGTACCGAATTCATCGGTATCTTTAGTACTATAGTCGATATTATTTACGGAGATACCCCACTGTGTAGCCCCTAAATCGTAAATATTACCTATCACTATTACACCGCATTCAACATAGGAGCCCTGTGCCCCTGTAATAGTTATAGTTATTTCACCTGAATAAAACGGTGGTAAATTTGTAAAGATTGCGTCACTTTTTGGTACGAACGGTTCAAAGAAATAGTCGTACCAATTAGTAATAATAGTCGCATCTTGTACTAAGGTTTGGTCGTATATATAATCTACAGATGAAGAATTTTCTTTCATCTGTAATCTTACGCTATTAGCTCCATTAAGACCGAAGAGCACTACAGTATTACAAATACCTGGCGTAAGTTTTAAGGTTAATACAGAAGGGGCAACCATATTGATAACCCTAGTCTTGGTATTAACTTGTTCATCGAAAGCCCCCCACACATTAGTGGGGCCACTATCTGCCCAGACAGGTTCGGCTTCTAGCACGTTTTCGTCTGGAGACATAGTAGATACAGCTGGTGCTGCACCTACATATGTATATATTCTATTAACGTCACCGTCAAGACGAGCGGAGTCACCTGGGTTATAGGTGGCTCCGCTAATCCAAACCGGTACGCTATCCGTAGCATTAGTACTTACTAGCATGCTACGTGTGATAACAATCGGTTTTACTACTTTCATTGTTGTACTGGTTTAGTAGCTATAGCATTACCTCCTGGCATTGCTCTGTCTAGAAGTTTTGCCGTCTTGTTGGTATGAGCTGCGGTTGCCCTTGCTTCTACCTTCAACGTTTCTACTTCTTTACGAAGTGCCTTCAGTTCGGCTACTACTTCTGCCATTTCCTTTCCTGCATTATTCTGCATTTCTGCATTATGGGTTTCTACAAGAGTTGCACGCATAGCACGTAACTCTGAAGTTATAGATTCTGTAGACCCACCCCCTGGTGCTGTACCTAACATTGCCCTAACCCCTAGACTTCCGTCCTTACCTCTCTTTAGTGGCATGATTGCCTCTGGGCCTGCTTCACCAGCTAAACCCATGTCAAACAACGTTGGCTTGTTTAGTACTGAATTACTTGGTAATCCGCCTAACTTGAAGGCGGTAACAGTACCTGGTACAAATATGTTACCTAAAGCGCTTGGTACCACAGTTTGTGTCTGTGGAGGTGGCGCACTAGGTTCATACACTGTCGTAACAGTATTAATTGTTTGAATAGTTATAACTTGCGTTACAGGTTGGGTTAGTGCAGAAATATAACTTGCATATTCTTCTCCACCCGCACCCACAACTTGAAGTATCTTATCAGCCGGTTCAACTGCTTCAGCAACTAGTTCATTAAAGGTATCTAGTCCTGATTCTACTACCTTAATAGTAGCAGTATTATTACTTACAGCTTCCGCTATAGAAGCAGCCACATTGGCTTCGCTTCCGTCTGTTTTGATTGTAATGGTAGATGTAATATTTGACACTGCGTCACGGATTGCGTTAGCTGCGTCAATTTCAGAGCCACCAGTATCTACTCCAACTTCTGCTAAAATATCACTTACTGTGCTTTCGATAGAATCTCTTACTGCTATATCTGTACCATCGCTGGTTGTAGTTATAGAAGCGCGAATTCCTTGTACGGCATCAGTAATTGCTTGTCTAGCAGCTTGTGAGGTTGTGCCATCAGCCTCTACGCCTACTGCTGCTACCACAGAACCGATTGCGTCCTGAATAGCTTGGCGAGTTTCTGCAGTGCTTCCTGTATCAACTTCTGTTTGAATTGCTGCTTGAATATTGCTTAGTGCATCTTCAATAGTACCTCTAGCTTTGTCAGCAGTGGCATCATCTACATCTACACCGATACTTGCTAAAATACCTTCTGCGGCTGTTCTTAACTTATCCTTAGCTTTAGCAGCAGAGGATTCATCAATATCAACTTGTACTCTTGCGAATACTTCGTCTAAGCCTGAATTTAATTGATCTTTTACTTTCTTAGCTGTTTCAGGGTCTAACTCTGCTAGAATAGGGGCGACAATGTCAGCCATTTGCTTTTCTAGAGTTGCGCGGGCAGCTGCTACATCCTCAGGTGAACTTTCTGGAGTAATAGTTGCTAACACATCTGAAGTAGCTGCTTCGATTTGTTCCTTAGCTGTTTTAAGAGCTGCAGGATCGGCTACTGCTACTAGAGTAGAACTGAATCTTTCTAATGTATCTTTTATAATATCATCTACTGATTTTAATGAGTCTGAATCGATTTCTGTTCTTACTTTGATACGTTTAATAGCGTCTAGTTCCTTAGCATATGCTAATTCCTTTTCTGCTGGTGATAATGAATCATCCTGCATTATCGCATCAATGTTACGAATATGTTGTGATACACCATCTAGTGCAATTAGGCGCTCCTCAGCAGTTAAACTGCCGTCTTGCATAATTGCGTTAATCTTACGAGTTGCCATGCTAGTACCTTGTAACGCTAGAGTACGTTCTTCAGGAGTCATTGCCGCATCGTTAAGAATTAAATTGATGGTCTTATCAATTTCGTAAGCTTTTTGTAAGGCCATACTACGTTGTTCAGCTGTTAGACTAATATCATTAACTAGTAGGTTAATGTATTTGGCCGTCTCAGTAGTAGATTGTAATGCTAGTGTTTTCTGATCTTCAGTGAAGTTACCTTCAATGATTAGTTTTACTGTTTTAGTACGTTCTTCAGTATTCATGAAGGCTAAACGCTTATCTTCTTCAGATAAGTCTGACTTAGTGATTAGTGAGATTGACTTACTAATTTCATCAGTGGCCATTAGACCTAGACGTTTTTGATCTTCTGTTAACTTGTCAGTAGATACGATCATTGTGATCGTTTTAGCTACGGTTTCATTAATAGCGAATACTAATTTTTTCTGTTCTTCGGTTAAATTAGAGTTAATAATGATATCGATATTTTTAATTACTTGGTCCATTGATCCAATACCTAATTTCTTAACTAGGTCAGACGCTTTTGACGTTAGAATCAATTCTACTTCAGTAATTAACTTGGTATTAGCAAGTCTAGCGATATTTTTTAATACATCTGTTGCGTTTGCTGATTCGATAATATCGATATTACGTTGTAGAGCTGGTAGTGTTTCGGATAGTAGTATTTCTTTTAGTTCAGGAGATAATCTCTTGGTATCTACCGTGAACTGAATTAACTTCTCGATCTTAGAAAGAGCGTTAATATCAAGTTTAATACCTTCTAACTCTAAGTCAGATAACTTGTCCTCAATATCACTAACATTATCATCAATATTAGTTGTTGATTCTAACATTGATTGCTCATACGTTTTTACAGCAGGTAGTCTAGCTAGTTGATTTGCCATGGTTAGCATAGCAATACGAGCTTCAGCAGTAGTAGATGCACCCTTAGTCTGAGACTCTAGGTATGCTTTAGAGCTTGTAGGAATTCTCTTACTTGCTTCTAGATCACCTGCCATGGCTAATGCATAGTCCTTACGATAATCAGAGCCAAGAATTGCTTTAGCTTCTTCTACACCAGCCATTTTTGCAGCTTCTGTACGAATATTCTTAATAAAGTCAAGAATAGACTTACCTGCAGAAATCATACCTTGCGTGTACGCACTAGTAGTATCTGTGGTAGTTGTAGTCGTTGTTGTGTAATCTTTTGTTTTCTTATTTAGTTTTGCAAGTGCACTAGCTACAGAATCTGATAGAGCGTTAGCACTATCGCGCATTCTGGCTGCTGCCTCAGCAATAGCGTTTGCTGCTTCCTGTGCTGCTGTAGCACTTTCGTGGAACGCTGGAGCTAGGGTTAGTAATGCTGCGTAAGTAGCTCTGCCGCTTTCTGTACTTAGGTCTTGAGCTTGCGCTAGTTCCTTGTACATACGTATTGCGTCGTCACCACCGGCTGCCATTAACTCACGTACTTGATCATTAGTAATATTTAGAGTGTCATCGCTAGCTAGGTCCCATAAGGCTGTGCTAACTTCGGTACGCTTAGCTGCTAACTGTTCTTCCTTAGAGAAGAAGTTTTCGAAGAAGAAATCAGTTTTCTCAACGAAAGCATCTAAACCACCCATCTGTTCTACTAAAGCATTATAAATACGAAGATTGCTTGCTACTTGGTTGTATTGTGCATCTCCTAACTTAGCTGTAGATTCAGCTAATGCTAGGTTGGCTTCATATAGGTCTTTTACTTCATCAGAAGCATTTTGATATGCTTGACTTGTTTTATCAATTTCACCTTTCATTAGTCTTTCAACTAATGCTAGATCTTCTACAGCTGTTACATTATCAAGAATAGCTAAACGAGCTTCAGTGTACGCAGCTTGCGCAGCATTTACTTCTTCAGCAATTGCCACAACATCGTCACCTAACTCACGCGCCATCGCTAGTCTGGCTTCCGCAAGTTTCTTATCTGCGTCTAGTAGTGCCTGTACTTCGCTTTCGCTAGGCTTACGCACTTGAACTTCTACTGTAGTTACTTCTCTATTTTCACCTTCGCCAGCGTATGCTGTGGTAGTAGCGGTGCCACGACCAGCAGTATTTTCTACTGCATCACGAGCTTTTCTAGCGTCTGCGATTGCTTGATTAACTTGGTCTACTGCTGCTTGTGAGGCTTCAGCTAATTCAGGTAGGAACTTAGCAAAGTCAACGCCTTGTAAACGGAACTTTTCATTCACTACATCCATGGTCGTAGCCATGCGAATTAATGTAGTAGTAAAGCCTTCACCAAGCTGTCTGAACTCGTCTAACCAAGGGTATGCTGTGCCAACGATTTTATTCATCGTTACACTAGCTTCTGCTTGAATAGCACTTGCTAATTCTTCTCCGCTTAGACCTTCGCCTGAAACTTTGAAATCAACCATCATATCGGCTACGATTTGATTGATGTCAACTGCAGCTTTACCCATTAGCTTTTTAGAACTGTCCACAATAGCTGTGTACATGTTCTGGAATAGGCTTTGGATTGACTCCGCCGCTTCCTTAGGAAGATCCTTAAAGTTCTGGAAAGTCTTAGTACTTTTACCTAGACCTAGGAAACCACTGTTTGTCTTTTGTACTGTTTCGTATTCTTTATAGTTTGCTAATCCGCTTAACACATCGTTGAACTTACCTGTTACTTGAATACCCTTATCAATGATAGAGGTAGAACTTGCAAATAAACCTAAGAATCCTGGTGAGCTCTTTTCAAGCGTTCCGAATCCACTAGTATTACCTGAAATATTTGTTCCTTTAACTACTTGTGCAGCTAGAGTTCTTGTATTAGTTTCGATGGCTTCTAAAGCCTTCTTAGTTGAACGACCATAAACTGAAGTTAAAGAAGTGTACTCTCTAACCATGTCTAAAGACTTGGAAATATCTTCAGCTTTAGCGTCTAAATCACCTAACACACCCCATTGCGTATCTGTTAGTTGGCCGTCTTGGTATTCTCTACCTGTACCTTGCACTTCTTGAATACTGCCTGAATCCATACCGGGGGAGCTAATGCTTCCACCGCCTCCGAATCCGAAACCTGCCATAATAGCTAAGAATGCTGCTGCTCCAGCGAAACCTGCGAAACCACCTTGAGAGAACATCATACTAATACCACCAGCAATTTTACCAGGTAGTAAAGCTAGATCAACTGCGGCTGCTTGCACTTTAAGCGCTAAGCTCATAGCTGCCGTTACTCTTTCAACTGCGGCAAACGCTTTATGCGCTGCAGTTTTTTCCTTGAACATTTTCTTAGTTTCACCAGCAATTTCAGAAATGCCGTCTAACTGTTGTGTTTGGAATTTAGCATCTAATTTTGCATCTTGCTTCTTTAGTTCCATTTGCTTATCGGAACCTTCTTCAGCCTTAGCGATTTCTTTTGTTAATTGTTTCTTTTTAGCTAAGTATTTCTCATCATTCTGCGCAAACTTTAGAATTGCTTCACCTGCTCTACCAATAGCGTCACCAACTTCACCAAATGCAGAACCTAAGCTAGTAGTAATACTAACCATTGACTCCATCATTTCGGCTTGAGAGGCTAATAGAATATTGTGCTCTCTGATAGTTTCTAATGAGGCTAGCTCTGCTTCGCCACGTTGTAGAATACCAGATAGTGCAGATGCATGGAATACGGCGTTAGCATCAATACGATCACGAATTGCTTGTAGAGTTCTTTCATCAGCTCCCGTTTCAACTGCCTTCATGTATTCAGCTAGTTGTAAACGTACTTCTAAAGCGTATCGTGCTTTTTCATCTTCCATAGCACGATTAATATCTAAAGAAGCCTTCATAGTGTTTTGCTCAGCTTCTAATCTGGCTACATAACCATCAGAATATAATTCCGTAGTTTTTGCTGTTTCTAGATTAGATTGTGCAATTGCTAGTGTTGTATCCTCTACTAGCCTGCGAGCTTCTAAACGCTTAGTGGCAATATCGTTAGCTAAGTTTAGAGAATCTACTTCCTTCTGATAGATTTCATTAGCGATATCAAGTGATATCTTACGAACTGCTAATTCTTTATCAGTGGCAGCATTTTTCTTCTCTTGTGCTAATGTTGCTCTTTCGCTAGCAATACCATCAGCTAGTGTCACGCCTAACTTATCTTTAACGGTTAAAAGACCAGTTTTTCTAGCGTTGGCTTCTTTGATAGATAGTGCTTCTAGTTTGCTATTAATTTCTAAGATTTTTACTGATTCTTCACCTTCAGCGATAGAAAGACTTAGTACACGTTTACGTGTTAATTCTTCTACTGATAGGTTATTATTAATACTTTTCTGAATATCTAAAGCCTGTAACTCGGCCTTATCAGTAGTAATCTTTTGAACTACTGGTTTCTTAGCTTCGTTTAGTCTTTCTTCTACTTTATTGATTTCAGCAGTGAATTCCGCCACAGCCTTAGCATTAGCATTAGATATTTTCTGAGCAGCAATTCCACCAAGTGTTGTTAGGTAACGCACTAGTGCAGTACCTTCTTCGGCGCTTACAGTGTTTGCTTCTGTAACAGCCTTAGAAACCTTTTTGATGTTAGCGATAACTTTAGATGGGTCATCTTGTACGACGTCTAAAGTAAATTGCGCTGCATCTACCTTCTTCTGTGCAGTAGCAATAGCTTGAGGACGATCAACTCTACGTTCATCCATTTCCTTAGCTGCTAATAATTCGGCTTTAGCTGTTGCTAGGGCCATTTGTGCTGTATTCTCTTGAGTAGCACGAATTAAAGCTGCTTGACTATTAATAACTGCGTTATCAGAATTGATTTTATCAATAGCTACTTTCTTTTGAATTTCTGCAGCACCCATGATGCCACCAAAAGAACCAGCAACTGCTTCTTTAAAACCATAGCTGGCTTTATTGATTGCTGCTGAAATGCTATCGGACATTAAACCTGCACCACGAATAAACTGATTAGTTGCTACGTTAGGGAACTTAGCCACCATTTCAGCAATACTCTTATTAGTTTTTGCTAGGTTTTCTTGTCTCTTTGCTAGATTTGTTTCTGCTTTGTTCTTTGCTTCTACTAGTTCTTTGCCCTTAGCGCTGCGAGATACTTGTTCGTCGCTCGCATTTGGTCTATATCCGCTGCTAGCCTTGAAGTTTTTTAGCTCTTCCTGATACTTAATCAGTGCTGCTTCAGCTTCAGCGATTTTACTAGCTTGTTCTTCATAAGAAGCATTAATAGTGTTTAGTTCTTGACCATACTTACCTAAAAGAGCAGCATCGGCTGGGTCTAACAGTTGCATTGCATCTGTGTCTTTAGATATTTTTGCAAGTTCTGAGATTGCTCGTGTAGGTTCTTCTAGTGCTTTTACTAGCTTACCGCTAGACACTAGCATGCTTTCCCCGAGTACTGCAATAGGGTCTTTAATCTTAAATGTGTCTAGTACTGCTTTATACGCGTCTTTACCTGTTTTGAAAGAATCTTCTAGTTCTTTAGACTTAGAAGCTGTGATGCCTTGGTTTATACCAAGTTCTTTCATAACTTCATTAATTTCTTTTAGTTTCGGAGCGTTGCCTGCTGCAGCAGCAATAGCTTTGTTGAAACTATTAGCTGTGAATTTAGGGTCAATATCTAGAATTTCAGATAGTTTCTTACGGGCTTTAACAGCGTCTGAGCTGCCTTCTATTTGGGTTAAGGCTCCTACAATTGTAGAGGTCATTGACTCGGCAAACTTAGAACGAGCATCTCCGCCCCAAACAGTTTTGAAACCGTCAATGAAGCGATCCCAAGTTCCTGCTGTTTTATCTAATTCAATGATTCCGTTTACTAAGTCTTGTACTGCTCCTGCTACTTCGCCAATGGCGTTAGCTCTTGCAAGCATTCCAGCTGTGTTAAACTGTTCCCCAAAAGGCTGCTCGTTTAAACGCTTAATAGTCTTGATAAAGGTATCGGTAGCACTAGCTGATCTTTCAATCGCTCCTGCGAATTCTTCCTGCTGTTTTTTATTTTTCGACAGCATACTGTTAAGTATTGCAAAACCTTCCACTACTAGTAAGATTACTAGTATCCATGGTTGGAATGCAGATACTGCTTTACTAACTGCTCCTGTAACGATACCGAAAGCACCTGATAAGCGCATCATACCGTTCTGTAAAGCATTGGTTCTGGGCACTGTTTTTTGTACTGTTTCACCTAGGTGATCAATAACATCTATCGTACGCATACCAGCTTTGGATTTAGCTATTTCAGTATTTAGCGTACTCCAAGCGTCTGCAGCACCGTATAATGCTTGTCTTTGCGATACTAAGCTACGTACTTCGGCTGCTGATGCCTGCTGTGCTGCTCTATCGAATAAGATACGATTTTGTCCCTGAGTAGATAAACTACCGGATGTTTTCTTTTCGTAGGCTGCTTGGCCTGCTAAGGCTGCTGCTTCTGCTTCGCCGCGTAATCTACGGATTTCTACTACGTGGGCACGTAATGCTGCTGCTTCGTTTGCGTTAATCTTTTGAATTTGTTTCGCACGCATTTCTAATGCTGCGATTTCTTTATCAGAAATTTTATATGGGTCTATAGCTGCAATTTGGCTGTATTTTTTAGATACTGTATCAGTAAACTGCGCTGCGTTAGCTTGCAGTGTTTTAACAGAATTCATAGCAGCTCTGGAACCTCTATATGCTGCTTCTGCTCTCTGTGCTGCACGTAAGTCTCCTTGTGCAAGAATTTCTTCTTGTTCAAGAAATATAGCACCTACTTTGCTGCTAGATTCTTTAGCTAAAGAATCTAGATGCGCACGATATTGTCCAAATGCAGGAATTGCTTGTTTAAGTAGCATAGTACCTAAACCTGCTATAACCAATCCTAATGAGGTTGGGCTACTAGCTAATAGGCTTACAACTGGTGTAAGCACTTTATTAACTAGTTCTAAGCCGGATTGCGTTAAGTCTTTTACGGAAGCACTAAGCTTAGTGTAAGGGTTACTTTCGATATCAATAGCACCGAATTTCTTTTCAGCTTGTGTTAACGTAGCATTAGCAAAAGCCATACGCTTTTCAAAATCGGTAATTGCAGAAGCAGATTTACCTACTGACTTAGCGTAATCTTTTACTACTGTATCAACTCTTACGAAGATACCAAGTTCGTCTAATAGTTCTGGTTCTAGCTTTGTAATACCACGACTGATACGACTTACGGCATCAGACATATCGACACCTAGAGCTTGGGAGGCTTGCTTAGCTGCCTTACCCATTCTAAGAATCTGTTCAGAGTTCATACCACTAGAACTAGCTTTAGCTGTGGCCTCCATCGCTTCTCTTAATGAGATTGCCCCATCAGTAGCTGCTACCAGTCGCTTTGATAAGCTACCTAGAGCCATGCCACTAGCTGTACCTAGTTGGTCTAGACCTTTAACCATGTTAGTAGTATCCATAGCATTACTTAATGCTCTGAAAGCCGCACTAACCGCGAAGATATTAGCCGCATACGTTGCGTATAGGCGTACTAAACCACCAAGACCTTGTGCTTGGTTTGCGAAGTCTCTTGAACTAGCACCTGTTAATCCTGCTGCGCCACGACTAGTTCCATAATCTCTAACTGCTTCTGAGCCAGTAGGTTGCGCTTGCTTAGATACACTACGAGAACCTTTAGTTCCGCCTGTATCTGCCATAATACCTGCTGCTGAAGCCTTTGCTGCTTTAATTGTTGCGTTTAGTTGGTTAACGTCTTTAATTACCGCTTTCGTGGAATTATTGTCTGTTACCGTAACTACTACTTTTACGTTTTGTGTGGCCATTTGTTCTCCTAATAGCTATACACGGTAACTACCTAAAAATAACGGTAGTATATTCACTTTACAAGATTATAACACAATAGGGTATACGTGTAAAGTGTAAAATTTGCATGCACAAAAAAGCCTCGCTACTGTTACGTAGCGAGGCTTTCTGTTTTATTTGTGCTTATTTGCTTTTTGCTTCTCGCTAATAATTCTAGTTCGGATACTATCCATCATGTGTAGAATTTCTAGTAGAAGAACTCTATCACCAGGATGGTCTACGTAATAAGTCTCCATTAGATTAAAAACTATCGAGTAGTCCTTACCCATGTAGGAGCCTCCCATAGGATCCCAGATATCGGACAAGTACCTATAAATTGTAAAGCACAATTGTACGAACTCATCAAAGTCCGCCATATCCATAGGTATCTCATCTTCTATCGGTTCTTGACCAAGTTGTTCGCACATCTCAAAGTAAGCATCTTTAGTCATGTTTACGTCTGAGTTTTGAAAATACCTGGTCAATGAACTTTCAACTAAACTTATTTGCTCGTTGAAAAATTTGCTAGATCAGTAACTTGATCGCTTACGAACGAATCAAAATTAGTAGAATTCTTCATTAGGTACAGTGCATTTTCTTCACTGTATTCTAGTTCTGCATCTAGATTAGCGCCACCAAGGTCTACTGGGGCTAGTAGTTCTAGATAAGACAACTTTAGACCACTCCATCCCTTCACAGCCGCCTTAACGTATAGCTCTAGGAATAATTCGTCATTTAGTTCATCAACTGGTTGACGATTCTTGAATGTGGTACGCGTAGCCTTCTTACGAATGCTTTGTAGCGTTTCACGTGATAGGAAAGATAGTTGAATCTTGAAATCAGGCATGCCTGGGTATTCAACTTCTAGAGCCTTAGAAGGTACAAGTAGTGACTTTAGTGAAAGAGTAGTCATGGAAAAATCCTTTAATTATTTTGATGGAAGGAGAAAAAGAGGACCGGTGATCAGCCCGGTCCGGAAAACGTTAATTAAACGTTAGTTGTGTAATAACGAATTTCAACTTCGTTTGCTGAACCAATTTCGAAAGCACCAGTAGCGCTACCTTGGGCAGTGAAGTTAATAGTTGTAGATACAACCTGTTCCGTACTTACAGAAGGGATTGTTAGCACAGTAGCTGGCATTTCAAATTCTACACGAGTAGCATTTGTACGACCACCCATTTCTAGCTGTACGTAGAAAGCAGGGTCAACGTCTGAAGTACTACCTGCTAACATATCTGCTAGTAGACCAGCAGTATTAGTAGAACCTGCACGTAGATACGCGTTAATACTACCACTTACAGCACGTACGCCTGTGAAATACGTAATCGGACGGTTTACAACACCTAGGTTAGCAGGTGTTAGGTAAGTGATGTTATTGGCAATAGTTAAGCTACCACCAGTAATAGCTACAGTGTACTCAGTACCTGTACCATCAATTTCCTTCTTAACCGTTAAAGTGCTTAGCTTGTTAGCGATATAAGCGGCTAGAGTATTCTTGCCTAGTGCTGTACCTACCAGAGTACCACCACCGAACGTTACTGTAGCACCTGTCGTAGCTGTTAGACCAGCGATCTGACGTAGAATACTACCCTTACCAGCCCAGGCTACCATAGAGATAGCATCTAGACCGAAGTCAACTGTTGCGGTATCAAGAGCGCAGTTATCGATAACGTATGAAACGCCGTCAATAACGATAATTAGACCAAACTTAACAAGTTGGTGAGCCTGAGAGTTAGTAGCTACTACTGTTGCGTGAGTAGTTTCTTCTGACCATGCAGCACCTGCACCACCAATATTACCTGTACCTAGTAGTGAGTTCCATAGTACGCTTTCTTCGGCTGTAATGTTAACTCCACCATCAGCAGGACGCATATAAGTAGAGAAGCTGAAGTCCACGGGTTCTAGAGCGGTGTTGAAGGAACGCTGACCACGAACAGGTAGCGCACCTGCTTCGTTTAGCGTAACAGTTTCACTTGTCGTATTCTGACTGAAACTAAAACCGTCTAGCACTTGAATTTCACGAGTGTTAGTTGGCAGGAAACCAGTAGTATTAACTACACCAGTTTCCGCATTCACGTTAGTCGTGAAGAATACACGACTATTACGGATTAGATTAAATGACATATTTCATTTCCTTTTTATATAGGATAGAGCAGTGTTACTCTAGCTAGATATTTATCTGCGGCGGTATTATTACTCTATCAGGGCTATCAAATTACTATTTGATAACGTACTTGAAGATTAACTTCCCCTACTGCGTATGGGTCCAATAAACCTTCATCAGTAATTATAGAAGTTATCAGAATCTCTGTAGTTTCGCCTTCATAAACTGTAGGCGGTACAGGGTCTGGCGGAGTATACGCAGGAACTGAAGGCCCATATTGTAGTACTCGGTTAGCATTGATAACACGCTCAATATCTTCTAAAAGATCTTCGAGCTCTTTTTGGGCGGTTTCGCCTTTACAATACACTTTAAGAGCTACGTTTAAGAATCCCCAAGCAAAATTACCCGGTAGATACTCACGCTGTTCTGCTCCGGCCACTGCATAAACAGATGGCATAGTGGCCACGCTATCCCAAAATACAAGTTTAGCATGTGCTTGATCGTATAGATTAGTTTTAAAATCTCCAGTACCATCAATTATTTTAAGCTTTTCTACAATAGCATTAACTATAGATGTTCTTCTACTCATTTAGTGACCATCCTCCGCATGATTTTCTCTTTCTATGCACCACTTCATTTAAGTGATTTGCTCTAAGATCGTTATCTCTAGCAAATTGTCGCATATTTTCAATATTAGAAGCTATTCTACCATCTTTATGTTTCAATGATGGATATTGAATACCACGTGCACTAGCAGAATTTTTAGTCATTATAGCCGTACTACTTATGTCTCTCCTTACGGCTTTTGCGGTATCGGAGGCCAGATACGCGGCTATTTCAGGGTATTCAAGTTTTAGCCACTCATGGCTATCCCCTCTTGCCAAATTAGCTACTATATAGCTAGGTATACCGACTTTATCTGATATCTCCTGATATGTTAGACTATATTGAGTATCTAACAGTAAGTATGCCTGACGCAACTCATTTTCTGTATATTTAGAATTACCTGCGTCTAAGCCTTTGCCATATGGTGTTTCTGTGGCACTACTGTATGTGTTAAACCCGTTATTTACAGCATCAAAGATACTGATAGCTAACTCTTCGTTATCATTAAGTTCTATTATCTCGCATTCTACTAAAATTTCTAATGTAGGTAACCCATATAAAGTATGAGCATCAATTAGCTTTTTAGTGGCAGTTCTATTTTTAAAAGACTGAATATGTTGCAAGTATCTTTTTTCTATGTTTACGGACTGTCCTATATAACACTTAGTAGTGCCACTAAATACTAGTCTATAAATACCTATACTCATACTGGTAATGCTCTTAGTCTGTTAGCTACCTGAGTAGCTGCTACTTCATGAATAGATTTGCTTATCAGTAACTTTGGGTTTCTAGATGCTGGACTACCTTGTCTGAATCCAGGCTCGAATGTTTGATACGGGTATTTCATATACGTGTAAAACGCAGTAATCATACCTGTTTTAGACTGTGTAAGCCTATCAACTTTTACAGATTCGGCAAATCTGCCAGTTCTGTAGTTTAAAATATCTTTTCTAGTACCGTCACCCATGTTCTTTTTAACTTGGTCAGCAAGCATTAAATCTAGTAATACTTGTAAACTGGCTAAAGAATAGAACTTACCTGATTTATCTCGTAACGGGGGTAACCTGCTAACTGATGCTTGTGGTACGTGCTTGGGTTTAACGTTGCCCTTAGAAGTGGCTTTTTCTTTTTGTTTAGGAGCTATAGGCTTACCAGAAACTGCTTTTACTACTAGAGAGGCAATATTATTAACTATGGAATCGAATCCTTGCGTTGAAGTTACTAAACCGTCAACGAATTCTTCCGATGATACATATTTAACTATACTCTTAACTAGTTTAGCTTCTGCTTGCTTATACGCTGAGCTAAATGCTTCACTTCTAATACTAACTATAATGGCAGCAGTACCTAAAATATTACTTAGGTCTACTTCGCTCTTATCGAAAGCATAGGAGGCTGTAATATTGTACGTGCTATAAAGTTCGTCTAATTCTCGTAGTATTGGTTTGGCCGCACTTAGCGGTAGTCTAGAGATAAGTTTGACTGCTTTAGTAGATAAAGGTGTCGGTGGTCCAAGCTCTACACCTGCTATACCTTCTCCGCCAGAAAAAGCTGCACTAGCGTTTACTCTTTGTAAAATAGCTGCAACTTTGGTCTGCATAGTACTAAAACTTCTACCTAGAATAAACTGACCATAGGTTGGGTCGTTTACAAAAGTAATAAAGTCTTTTGAAGTTGCTATGTCCTTAATTATACGAACTGATTTTGATAAGTTTACACTAAATACAAAATCTTCTTGGAAAGCGTCAAGTAGTAGCTTGTGATCAGCTAGGGTCAGATTAATATCTGATACTTTTAATGTCTGGTAAGATACATCAATTACGTGATAGTCATCATTAGAAGGTACTTTAAAGTCCTTTTTAATAATGTCTAGCAAATGGGCTACTACTTTATCTGCTCTCATGTGTAATCCGCTATATATAGTTCAAGCACTCTACGAATATGAATAGGTAAGGCGGAACTAGTAATGTATTCAATCTGCACAGCATTTGTGCCTGGTGCTTTAGTCGAGTGAATACTAGAATCATTCTTACGGTAGTAAGTAATTAAGTCAAATACAGCTAGTTTTAAGTCTTCAGGTATTGCGGCGAACCCGGCAGTGTATGTAACCTTTAATGCGTTAACACCTTCTGGAAAAATCCCATTGGTGCACACGATTTCATCTCTACGTTTATCGTGTACGAAGTCAGTGTAAGCTGTATAAGTAGCTCCGTAATCAGAGCTTGATTCTACGCTATTTACAGATAAGATAGGGTATTCTTCAGTAATAATGTTACTGAAACCGCCACTATGAATCTCTACTTTTGGAGTGCTAGCATAGTCGATAAAAGTTCTGCGGCATAGGTTTTTAACGTATGCACTGATCTTGACTATAAGGAGCTCAATATCAGCATCTTCTTTTGGGTTAGCGATCCCTGCATACGCTTTATATTCGGCTAAAGTTACTAAGGGAAGTCCCATGTTTGTTCTCCTTTTAACAAGGCTATTGAGGCCTTGTTAAAAGGATCTGGTTGAAACCAGATCCTTAATTTAAATTACACTACCCAACGGAAAGCGGATACTGCACCGCCTAGGTTAGTAGTAACTTGTTGTAGACCAGTACGTAGACTAGCTACCATTACCTTACGTTGTGTTTCAACTAGGTCTTGTGTATCAAAACGCATACCACGTTGGTTACCTACTAGGAAGTTACCATTGTGATAAACTAGAGCGCCTACGTTAGTAGCAGCACCAGTAGAACCAGAAGCCTTAGCTGGTAGTTCAGCACTTACGATAACTGGAGTGTTACCAATAGCACCGATTTGACCAGTTAGTAGAGTAGCCTTATCGCCGATCTTATCTACTGTCTGGAATAGCGTGTCTTCTAATAGATCGTAGTAAACGTCTGTAGAAACTACATACACTAGTTCTGATGGAGATAGACCCCATGCACCTAGGTCCTTACGTAGAGCAATCATGTTAGCAACGGTTGCCTTATTAGCAACTGGTGACGTAACAGCTGATACTGTGTCGAACATAGCTAGACCCTTAACTGGATCAGCACCTGAACCTACGCCTACTAGGAATGCCTTATCAACGGACTTAGCAACACGGCGAATCATAGCGTCACGGATGATAGGAGTTAGCACTAATAGGCTATCTTCTTCTTCTTCGTAAGCTAGGTATTCACTAGTAGCTAGTTTGTACGCGTTGATAGTTAGTTCTTTTAGTTGATGGGTTTGAGCCGCACCAGCTGAAGCAGAGGTACCGAACTGTGCGTTCGTTACCCATGTACCATAACCAGCTTCTGGGTTGATAGGTAGGGTCATTACGTTAGTAGCCATCTGAATCTGACGTAGCGTAGGAGCTACTACTAGACGACGACGTACTTCGTTTTCCATGTTTAGGGATACTTCTGTTTCCCATGTTTGACTTGCTTGGTGAGGACCAGCCTTTTCGATCACTGAGCGGCCATACTTGGTTGCTTCAATGCTCTTACCGCTCATCTTACTTAGTAGGAAAGCTGTTTCACGTTCTGTATAAGTAGAACCTGCGCCATCTTGACCAAACTTCATCTTTGATTCTTGGATAGCCTTTAGTTCGCTAGCCTTTTGAGCTAGTTCAGCTTCTAGACCAGCTAGAACATTTTTGCTAGCTTCGGTAGCGTCGTTGATACGCTTTTCAACTTCAGCTAGTAGCTTTTCTGCACCGGATTGACCTGAGCTTACAGAAGCAGCTACAGCTGCCTTTACGCGAGCTTCAATTTCAGCATCAGCATCGGCCTTAGCCTTAGCAGCTGCAGCAGCTTCGGCATCAGCCTTAGCCTTAGTTGCCAGTGCATCGGCAGCAGCTTGTTTAGCAGCAGCAGCTACCATAGCCTTGATTTCGTCTTCATTCATATTAAATTCCTTTTTAGGGTTTGTGCTATCCACTTCCGTTGAGGAGTCGAGCCCTTTAGCTGACGAGCTTTCGGGTGTGAATTGCTTTTTAAAATCGTTATACGCTTGTTCGCTATCAAATGCTTTTGATAAACTAAACAGCGTGTTAGGGTTACAAGGGACAGCTACTGCACTGATTTCAGTAAGCTCTAGCTCTTTTACCACAAATACATCTGTAATGTGATCGTAAGCAGCGTCTAGAACTCTGAAACCAATACTGAAGGCGGTAACTACACCGTCTTTAATTAGTCCAAAATAATGTTCTGCTGCAGGGGAGATTCTGGCCTTAATCCACAGGCCCTTTTCGTCAATTCTATGCTCTTCCATTCTACCGATCGGCTTTGAATGGTCATGTTGCGCTAGAATAACTGGATTCTTTAGGTAATTTTCGATGCCCTTAGCCCACACATGAGCAGGAACAACGTCATTAGCTCTATCGATATCTACAGTAGAAGCGTATCCGCTAATAAAAACTGGGCCTTCGGCCGAATCTTCTTTTAGGAATACGCTATCAAGGTGTAGAATCTTATCTTTGGCAAACGCCTTAGTTTTCATAAGAGTCCTTAGTTGTCTTCTTCGTCTGGTGCTGCTGTCGGCTTTTTACCGGCAGGACGCCCGCCTTCAGAAGGGTTAGCAGCGGACCCAGCAATATTTGCAGGTACTCTGATTTCATCCTGTCCTGCGATAGGCTTGAAGCGTAACTCTGCACGTGCTTCATTAGGGGTAATAACGCCACCATTTACTAGACCAGTATGGAAGGCTCCTAATTCTCTTAGTTCAGGCTGTAATGCTGAAACTGTTGTTGTAATAGCTTCAATGTCGTAACCAAAGTAGCGTTCTAATGCTGATACGTACTTACGTACGATTGGCAATACTGTTTCTAAGTAGAACAGGCGCATGTTTGGAGAAATATTGGCTTGATTGCCGCCATCTAGTAGTACTGGAGGTACTCCTAGACTCTTTAATATTTTTACATCGTGTGTTTTGATAGATACGTCAAAGTCCATTTCTTTGAAGTTTGTTTCAAAGATTTTAACTGGCTTTAACCCGCTATCTAGAATCATTGGCCGTCTAGCACCATTTTTGGGACTAAACTTTTGAAGCCAATGCGATATGGTCTTTTCTTTAGCAATGTTACTAAGAGTATTTTCGGAACTAAACACAAGACCAGGGATCGCATTGTTATCAAAGAATTGTTGCTGGAATTTCTGCATCGAGTACAGAATTTCAATGTTGCGTTCCGCAGACTTCAATCTAGAAGTGCCACGGTAAATTGACGTTGAACTTGAATCTTTGATATGAATTACTTCATCTGCTTTGAAGGTCGTTTCACCATACTTATACCCTTTTACAAAGGTTAATGGATCTGAAAGGACTTCTACTGACTTAGCAGGTAGGTGGTATAAGAACGCACCGTCGTAATACATGAAACCGTTACCTTCTAAAATAAAGTCTAGGAACACTGCGGTTCTTAAATCCTGAATAGATTGGTAAGGGTTAGGTCTGAAATTTAGTAGCTGATGTACAGCTTTTTGTCTTAGTGTAGGAGCTACGCTATCAGGGAGCTTATCCTTAACATCGTACTCTAAAGATGCGCAAGCGTTAACAATCATATTAACGCCGCGATTTACTGATTCTAATTTATCGAAGGCTTGTAAGTAAGTAATCTTTTGATCACTGCCTTGATCACCTTGCTCTCTATTAATCTCTACTTGCGCAGGATTAAGCTTGGTTCTGATATTGTTCCAAAATCCCATTATTCGTCCTTATGTAAAGGCTCCAAATAACGAAGTCTTAGGTGCTACATACGTACCATCGAACTTGGACTTTTGAACTTCTACCCATTTGCTTTGTTTATCCGCCGTACTTAGTGGAGGAGCTTTTCCGTACACACTGTGAAGTTTTACATGATGCGGATTACATAAGGTATAAACTGCATCGTATAACTCGTAACGGTGTTCCTGAATAAACTCGTCTCTAATAGCTAAAACTAGCTCGTCAGTCGAAAGATCATAGCCTTTTTCTTTTGCCCACTTATTTAGTAGCAGGGTAAGAGAGTGCGTGTGATGCAATTCTAATTCTTCACTAGTGCCACAAATGTAGCAGTGAGCCTGTTTGTTATAGGCTGCTTTAGCCCCATCCCGGATGTGCTTGACCGGTATACGTTTATTAGTGTTAACTGCCATTATTTTTCTTATGCAATTTTCGTGATGTTCAAATTATAACCTAGTAAACGTGTGAGGTCAAGCTCATTTTTGCGGAGGGATATTTTTACGTTACAAACGAGTACACGCAGTACCTGATGGCATCTGCCATATGTGAATGCTTGTCGTGTACTGGACGCTCTTTCTGTAAGCTATCCTTAGGGTCCCATCTGTATTGGTCTAGACAAGCTAGAACGTTAGTACAGTGTGGGGCTACACGTAGTTTTCCTTGTTCAATGATATTCTGAACTTTGGCAATACCTGGTAGTACGTCCTTTTTAGCTTTGGCAGTAGCAATATCGTACTCATAAGCTAAGTCGGCACTAAATTGGGCTGCTGCACTATCTACGAAAACTGTGTCTACCTCCCATTTTTCCAGAAGAGGTTTTATAGTTTCTACGTGTACAGCTGTAGTAAGTCCTTCTTCTTGGTACTCGTCTACAATCCAATACAAATCTGTAATCGGATGGTACATTATAACTACCATAGCAGTAGGGTCTTTATAGCCTGGGTCTAGACCTGCTAATGGTTCTGCCTTATCTTCGGGTGCATAATCCTGTACATGAGTAGGGTCAAAGTTGAAAATCTGTCCTTGGAAGCTAGTGAATGAAGCCATGTATTCTTGTTCGAATTCGGCTTTAGACATACTCTTTCTGGCTTCTGCTACGTCCTTTTCAGACATACGATGATTTTCAGTATAGTCTGCTTGTAGTGAGCACCATTCTGGGTACTCGTCAGAAAGTCCGCGATCAAAGAACTTTGAGAACCAATTCATTCTACCACGAGGAGTAGAAATGAATACAGCTTTAGCACCTGGCTTATCTAGGGTCGGACGTAATTGAATGTTGAAGGCTTCTTCGCCATGTTCAGAAATAGCTGCTTCGTCAAACAGAATTAGGTCATAAGAACGACCTAGTACAGAGTCTACAGTACCAACGGAACCCATACGTACTGTGGAGCCATTTGCTAATTCAATAACCTTATCTTTTAAGTTGTCACGGGTTACTTCTAGGTCGAACTGTTTAATTAGTGTTCTTTGTAGTTCGAACGAAATACTAGATAGAGAATAGTTAGGGGAAATAATAAGTACGTTACTGCCTGGTACTAGTACTACAAGTTGTGCTACAATATTACAAATGTAGGTCTTACCAAGACGACGTGACAAAGCTGCGCAAATAAAACGGTAAGCCGGATTATTTAACGCATTAATTAGTGCTGTTTGAGGGCGATTGATTTGTTCCCATGCATTAGAAGGAAGTCCTGTGTCAGGGTCCTTAGCAGGTAATAGCTTCAGATACGGTTTAATAGGTAGCTTAATGAACCTAGTAGACTGTGGGTACTCTGTAAGCGTATCTGGGCTAATGTCGGGTCTAGAGATAAATAGCATTAGACTGTTCTTCCTTCACCCATTAGGGCGTGTAGTAGTTTTTCGTATGAACTTCCACCACCCTCGGCATTATTGTTAATCTGAACATTTAATTGATTCTTAATGTTCTTTTCTTTCAGTTCTTCTAACTTAATCTGGGCGTTAATGTGGTCCATTGTCATTTTATGTGACAATGCCATTAATTCTGTAATATCTTTGCTGCTACCAACGTCAGCTTCTTCCATTTCTTGGAACTTCTTAGTAAGCAAAGCATCCATTGCAGCACGGGCTTTAAACCTGTTGTTAAAACCTACGTTAATAAAGACTTCATCAATATAAGCCTTAACTTCACGACGCGACAATATCTCAGCTACAAGCTGAGTAGGAATGTCGCATAATCTTGCTGTTTCTTTAATGTCTTGGTACTGAAGATAAGTATTAGCTACTTCTAGTGCTTCAGGTGCTATTGTTAAAACTTCTGCAGGGGTTCTAGCTGGCAGATTCTTAGTAGTACTCATTATTATTCTCCGAAAATCTCATTCCCCTTAGTCTATCACGTACCCTAAAAAATGTCAAGCCAAAAAATAAGCCTCCTAAAGAGGAGGCTTATTTATCTTAGTTCACGCGTGTGTTAGCGGCTGCTTGAGTACCACTAGCTGCCATGGTTCCACTATTGAAAATAGTTTGACCTTGACGTACCATTTGAATATCATTAGCTAGATTACTAATTAGAGCATTTTGTTGCACTAATAGTTGTAATTGTTGCTGTTGTTGATATTGCGCTTGTGATTGTTGAGCAGTAGCTGTAGCGTTGTTTGTAACATTCACTTCTACTTCACGAACACGAGCAGCATTACGCTGTTCTGTTAGAGCATTTTGTGCTACTGTTAGTTCACGCTGTAGATTAGCTTCATACTGGCTAGTAATAAGAGCACGAGTACGCTCGCCATCATTTGTAATAGCTTGGGCAAGAATGAACGCATTTTGCTGTACCTGGTTACCTACTTGGTTAGTTGCGGCTAGATTAGCTGCACCTGTGCTAGTAATATTGTCTTTTAGACGGTTTTGTGACTCTAGAGAAGTCGCAATAGCGTTGTTAATTGACTGGTTCGTGTTAGCGACACCATTAGCAATAGATAGTGCATTTTGCTGTGCAGCACCTAGAATACTTGCAGTACTACCAGCTAAAGCTAGTTGCATTTGTGCTTCGTTATAAGGGATAGCTGCTTCAATAGTACCTAGCTTGGTTTGAATAGCCGTGTTGTTGCTGTTGGCCATTACGCCATCTAGTGAGCTAGATAGCATTGTAGGCGTTACTACGCCTTCTACGTTGTTACGGTTGCCGCCGAAGAGACCTCCGTTGCTTCCTAATAGAGCGCCGACTAACAGGCCGCCCATACCCATGCCGCCAAAACCTAGGCCGTCACCACCACCACGATTAGCGGTTAGTGCAGCAATTAGGGCAGCATCATTACTAGGTGCCTGTGTTACAATATGTTCCATTTTGTCTTCCTTCGTTTTCAAACCATACGTATCGTATGGTTTGCATTCCTTATCTACCTCTTCAGATAGAATTGGGAGTTGTTGTTCCATAATACCTCCATTTAGACGTTAATTTACAACGTCTAGGATAAATTATACACGTTCAACGACCAACTCGCAAGCAAGAATATTGCACTCAAGTATCACGGAGTTCCCAATAATTCTAGCCACCGAGACCACGTAAACAACCTAATAATTTCGGTTCAGAACCAACACAAGCAAGTACAACAAAAATTTCTATCTTGTAACCCTTTCTGAAAAGTCGTATAATATCATTTTAAGGAAAGTAATGAACTCAGGCATTTATAAGATAGAATTTCCTAGAGGGGAGTTCTACATCGGACAGTCAATCAACCTCGGCACTAGATGGGACGAGCATCAAAAAGACTTTCTGATGAATAGAGCAGCTCGTAAGCTTCAGGTAGCTTACAACATGAACCTAGGAGTAGCACACTTTACCGTGATGCTAAACTGTCATCCAGACTACCTAGACATGTTTGAAGCATATTTCATCCACGCTCTACGTCCTCAGCTTAATACTAACTACCCTAAGCCAGATCGCTACAACTGGGAAGCAGTAAGCTACCTTCTACAAAACTCTAGTACGTTTGACCCTATTGAGAAGGTTTTAAATACCTATAAAGAAGTTACTGCTGATCTTCGCTCGTGTAGGGTCGAAATTACTAGCTTAGAGGAACAACTAGATAAGGTAGGATACTATGCTGATGAACAAGAAGCTAGAGCTATTGATGCTGAAAATCAGCTAAAAGACCCTGAGATTATTAACAAGCTAAGAGCAGAACTAAAAGCTGCTAGAGACATGTACCGTGCACTAGATGAGGTTTTCTGGGAGCGGATGAAAGCTATCAACACTTTCAATAAATTACCATGGTACAAAAAGATGAGAGCAAAACTATGATTGATCTAAAAACAAGCGAAGAATGGAACGAAATCCATCAACATGTAGTCATGGACCCCGACGGCTGGGATCGTAAGAACTTCAAGTGGTCGTGGTATGAGCAACGAATTACTGAAGATGAATTTAATGCTAGGCTTAGTAAATCTACGGTAATAGATTTCTTTCTGCGTCCAAAAAAGCCTATTACAGTAGATATGCGAGTAACTAGACCTAGGCCTATTAGTAATACGTGTGAAGGAATCTACCCACAGTTGGACTTTAGAAAACCGCTATGACTGAACAACTAGACAAAGCATACGATGATATGCTAAAGCTGTTTGATAATCCTGGATTCGTTAAGATGTTTAACGACCACATTCAACTGAGTATCGCACATACTAATCTACAAAATCATTGGTGGACTAAACTAGGGAGATTTTTACGTGTACTATGAAGAGATAAAGAAGGCATATAAACTTATTAGAGTTTTCTATGGAAATAGAACGACCGCTAGAAGTAAGGTGCCTTTAATGAATCACATTCATGAAGGTGCAGATTTAATGTTAAGGTACCTTAACATTAAAGACGATGAAGCTATTGCAGCTTACATCGTCCACCCTATGCTGCAGAATGACGAGGACCTAAAGAATAACATTGCGCTAGTGGGAGAATACATGAGCAAAAATGTGTTATTCTACGCTCTAGAGTACCGCAATGTGACTAATCGGCATCTTCTTGGGGAAGTTGGGAAACCTATCAAGCTATCAGTTATACCGGCTGTGAATGATATGCTGTGTGCCGACAAAGTACAGAACTACAAGGACTTCAGGAAGTATCATCTTGGGACGCATGAGAAAAGCGATCAACTTGTGGAATACTTCGAGGGGTGGCTTCAGGCGTTGAATATTTCCAAACCTGAGTTTGAGAAAATGGAAGCATGGTTGGGGCGTAGGTGGTAATTGGGGAATATGGGGCGATTGGGGCGTCTAGCTATGCTTCTGCGTACAAAATACTTTTGTGGAAAAATTCTATAAGTTTACGTGACGGAGGGCCACCGGTGTGGTATGGAAACAACAGTCTAATATCCCCTCTACTATTGTACCACACCTGACAAAATTTCGCAAGGAATAATGTGTAACAGTTTGTAAAGCTGTCACCCCAAACTGTTACACTTTTCTTTTGCAAATTTCAATTTTTCTGTGTTAGAATTCATACCATGATGAAAAAAGAACTGCAGTACCTGGCGCGTGATCTGATACATGCATGCCTTATGGCTGTACTTATCGGCGGACCTTTCGCATACTACTTTGTATGCGTAATGAAACCGTGATATAATCGTATCATGTGCAACGATACAACTAAGGGTAACACTATGTCCCAAGCATACATCGGCGGGCGCAATACGTGGATGATTATTAAGAATCAACCCGCAGGCGTACAGCGTACACACTCTAACCCTTATGCTATGGGCACGGCAGAATGGCATGAATGGGAACGTGGCTTTATGGATGCGCGTTGATAGGTGTAACAGTTTGTAACACTGAATCAGATAGGGTCGAATGGGGTATAATATCAGCATGACTAAAGATCAGATGTATGCTGAAGTTATCCCATATGTGGGTAAGCATTGGGCGCGAATGATTCGCTTATGGCCAGCACTGGCAGCACATAAAGCGCCCGAGCTTAGAATTAATGCACGCTTGCGCACGACTGCGGGATGGTGCGAGCATGATGCGAGCTTTATTGAACTGAGCTTTAAGCTGTATCAGTTCGAGGAAAATAAACGTAAAATGGTGCTGGAAATTCTAGCCCATGAATTAATCCATGCGGCTGACCGTTTGCTGTACGGGTGCTGGACGGCGCCTGCCACTAAACGACAAGCCCACGGCCCGTTATGGAAATCCATGATGGTGCAATATGGATTGCCCCCTAATACTTATCACAATCTGAAAATAAAATAAAATAAAATAAAAAGATTGTGCAAAGTAGGGAAAACAGGGATATAATAGACACATAGGCAGTAATCGGGAACTGCATAAAACCCGTAAATCGTGATACATCCTAACAGGAGCTTCGATAATGGCAACCGCAAAAGCTGAAAAGGTAGCGAACTACACCGCTGAACAAGAAACCATCCTGCGTGATGGTTACACATCCGGTAGCTACACCGTAGAACAACTGGGTGAACTGGTGGGCAAGTCGGCCCGCTCGATTGTGGCGAAGCTGTCCCGTATGGGCATTTACAAAAAGAAAGAATATGTCTCGAAGACTGGCGAAAAGCCGGTTAAGAAAGACACTCACGCCGAAACCATCGGGCGAATCCTCAAGCTGTCCGAAGCTGATACAGATTCGTTGACTAAGGCGAACAAGACCGCGCTGAAAGCGGTAATGCTTGCCCTGGCGAATAGCAAGCCCTTGAACGACTAATCCTGGCCGCCGTGGGCCATTGTGCCCACGTAGCAGAAACCTTTTTAACTTTTTCTGGAAATTTTCAATCATGGCAAAGAATACCCCTAAGTTGACCGCTGAACAACGCGACGAACGCAAGTTTTTGAAAAAACAACTGCTGGCGGCGGGTGGTGCAATGTTCACTTACCCGGACCATGGGATTGTGGTGGTTGTGGTCCCGGCTGTACCTAACCGTCTCGATTCTGAATTCGTGCGTTTTGCTGTAGCACAATGCAGCAAAGACGACAAATTCCGCGTTAAGGTGGGCCAGTATTTGGCGCTCGATCGCTGGTTTAACGAGCAAACTATGTCTCGCCGCACTGAATCCGGTGGTCAAAATATTGATATGAATCTTGAAAACGAAGCGGATACTATCGCTTGGTTCTTCGGTGCCTCATAAGCAAAGCCCGAAAGGGCTTTGCATCAAATGCGAATGATTATCATTCGCATTTGGGTGCGCCGATTTTGGGCCCACATTACCACGTCATAATTGTAGCACGTATTCCTGGCGCGTGCAAGAGACTTATTATTTGTAGGGTTATTATTTTAGGCGTCTTTTATGGTACAATGGGTGGGTCATATCTTTTCAAGCTATCATTTTGATAGCATGGGTGCGCCAAAATTATATCACACAAACCTGGCGCGTGCAAGGAATTTAATAATAGCTTATTTTTGTAGGGTTAAAAATACGCTGGATTTTCTCGCTATAATCTACACATGACAAAACGATACAGCACGAAAGAGCACCAGGAGTTCGCAAAATGGGCGAAGGAAAAGGGCTTGACTTTTGCAACCGTGGCAGAATATAATGGGGCTATTGCAGCTTATTATGACTAAACTTAAATTCATTGAAACCATTGGAACCGCAGCCGGTATTATTGGCGCGTTTTTGGTGGCCCTTGCATTGGGAAAATACGGGTATCCGTTTTTTCTTCTGTCTAGCGCTTGTCTCCTTTTCTCTGCTGTGATGTATCGCCAGCGTAATTTTATTGCGCTGCAAGGGGTTTATTTCACGGCAAACGTTATTGGCTTCTTTAACTACGTGGTATAATTCAATCATGGCTAAAATTAATCGTGTTGCAATTTACGATATGGATGGGACAATTGTGGATTCCAGCCATCGTTATCGGACCATTATTGATGATGCGGGCGAACGCATCGACTTAGCGCATTGGCGCGAAAATCAGCATCTGGCAATGGATGATTCCCTTTTGCCCCTTGCGGAACAATACCGGGCGGACCTGCGCGATGAAAATTGCTTTACGGTTATCGCTACTGCGCGTGAAATGCATGCCCCCGATTGGGAATTTGTGAATAACGTGCTGGGCATGCCAGATCATTTTATCTCACGTAAGCCGGGGGATAATCAATCGGGGAAAACCCTGAAAATCAACGGACTGGCGCGGTTTTTCAACCTGAAACCTTTTAAGGCTGCGGATTTTGTCTTTTATGAAGATAATATCCAATACCTGAAAGCAGTTTGCGACCGCTTCGGAATCCGTGGGGTTTATGTACCATCGAAACAGGGGCATTAAAAAATAATTTTCAGGTTTGGCGGTTTCCTCAAAAAACCGTGTTATAATTTCCTCATTGCAGCAAAACGCTACAATCCGCGATAATCCGGCGGTATCCGGTATTTTAAGGCTAACCATGAACGAAAAAGAAGTTATCATTACTGCGCAAACTCTGGGCTATTTCCGCGCAAAGAAGGCCGATAAAAAGGCCGAAATTGTCAAGGAAATGATGCAATTGGCCGATTACGAAAATCAGCCAATCGAGGCAGTTAATGCGATTCTGGAAAGCGAAACCCTGCGGCGTCATCTGGTGGCACAGGATAAGGCGCGCAAAGCCATCGAAAAGCAAGAAAAGGACGCAGCAAAGCCGGTTTCTGCTGGCGTAGATGATGCCGGCGCGCATGTGACCGAATTGCCTGCTGGGTTGTACGTGGTAACTACGGCGCAAAATAACACCGATGTGGATGCGGTAATGCTGGGTGCGCTGCGTTCTTACTGTGAACATACTGGCGCGCGGTTGCTGGTGGCAAAAACCACGTACAACAAAAACGGGTTCCAATCCGTGGAACAATTCGAGGATGGCATTTATTATGCCCCTGAAATTGTGCAATACATTGTCAATGAACAAATCCGTATCGCGGGCAAAATTGATTTTGTTGCACAGGCAAACGTACTGCCCACGGCAAAAAATCCGCTTTCGGGTTTCGAGGGTATCACGCCCGCAGGCATTGACATTATCATCCCGGCTGTGAAAATCTCCCTCAAATGCACGGCTTCGCTCAAGCATGCACGCGGTAAGGTGCTGTATTCGACGGGCAGCATTACAAAGCGTAATTACATCACGCGCAAAGCTGGCGCGGTGGCCGCTACTGAACATAACATTGGCGCTTTGGTTGTCGATACTCGCGGTACTGGTCCGGCCGTGGTGCGTCAATTGGAGCTGATGCCAGAATCTACCGGTTTCTTTGATGAGGATATGTTTTTTAATGCGCAAGGGGCATTTAACCAGACAGATGGCGATGTAAAAGCGCTGCAATTCGGGGATATTCACGCGGAAAAAATGACTGCTGAAAATCTCGATAAAATCCGCGCTGAAATTGCCCGGTTTCAGCCTGAAAACGTGCTTTTGCATGATGTAATGGATTTTTCCAGCCGGAACCATCATAACGTTAAGGATTGCGCTTTTATGTTCGCGCAAACCGTGGCTAATAATACGGTAGAGGGCGACGTTAAAACCGTGGCGCGCATTATTGACGCGATTGCAGAAACTGGGGTAAATGTCCACGTTATCGAATCGAATCATGATCTGGCGATTAATACGTGGCTGAAAAATGCCGACTTCAAAACGGACCCAGTAAACGCGCTGACTTACTTGCGCTGCACTACTGCACTTTATACGCATATTGCAGAAACTGGCAATTCTGATTTTAATATGCTGAAATTCGCATATTATGAAATCGGGGGTGGCCGATACTCGCAACAAATCGTATTCCATGAAACTGACGAATCCGTTATGATGGCGGGCGTTGAAATGGGCTGTCATGGACATACGGGTATCAACGGCAGCCGGGGCAGCCCTGCCCAGTTCCGTACATTGGGAATCCCCATGAATACGGGCCATACACACACCCCCAGCATTACCGGCGCATGCTACACTGCGGGCGTATCGGGTTCGCTGGAAATGGGTTATAACATTGGCCCCAGTAGCTGGCAGCTTGCAAACGTGGTAACCTACGTTAACGGCCAGCGACAGATTATTTTCATGTAATGAGGATGCCCCGGAGATAATCCGGGGCATTATCTATTATGGAAAACAGTAAACTGGTTAAAAAGGCGCTTAAGGTTTTGGACCTAAAACGGCGCATCGTTTATAAAGAACATAAGCGGATAATAAGAAAGCAAGTCGATAAAGTTGCGCATACTGCGTTAGGTTACTATACCTTTGCATACACTGAAAAATTCGGGCAACATCATGTAATCGACTATTCGATTAAAGCGCATGATCCAATTAAAGTTATTTTGCATGAGTTAATTCACGCATGGCAAGCCGAAAACGGATTTTGGGATTATGGGCATGGTAAAGAATTTAAATCACTGGCAAAGCTACTATCCTTAGAAACTGGCGTAGAATATGATGGTATAATGGCCCCCAGTTACTAAAAAGCCTCGATTAATCGAGGCTTTTTTACGTGTACCTGGTGGAATGAGAATCATTTACAAATTTTTGGTACATCAAGCCTGGCGACTTGTCAATAACTTTATTTTTGTAGGGTATTGACACAGGGCCAGGTTTGTGTGCTATAATAGGGCAGGCGCCGATTTTGCTATTAAAATGATAGCAGTAGGCCTGGCCGCATGCATACGCTAAACCTGGTGCATTGTCAATAAAAACCTATTTTTCGTAGGGTCATACCTGGCGGCGGGATTCATGTATAATCTACACATGCCGGGAAACTGGCACAACGCGAGAAAAGGAAAGAAAAAATAAATTCCGAAAATACTTGCAAAGCGCTAAAAAACCGTGTTATAATAAACCCATATCGCAGCAAAGGGCGATAAAAAAATAAAACCTAAGATTTTGTGTTACAATCCATTTTTAAGGATGCTTCAAAATGACCGCTAAGACTGAAAAGGCCGTGAACTATACCGCTGAACAAACCGCCAGCATGGTGCAAGCCTACGTGGCAAACCCTACGGCGGAAACCGTGGAAAAGCTGGCCGCTGAACTGGGCAAGACCGCCCGCTCCATCGTGGCGAAGCTGTCGCGCGAAGGGGTTTACAAAAAGAAGGCTTACACCACCAAAAACGGGGAACCTTCGGTTAAAAAGGATGACCACGCGGACGCAATCGGCGCGATTCTCCGCCTGAACGAAAACGACACCGATTCGCTGACGAAATGCAACAAAACCGCACTGGCCGCCATTTTCAAGGCCCTGTCTGAATCCGTCAGCACGGCGCACGATGACGCCACCGCCGACCAGATGGCCGCCGATAACGGGCATGCCCCGGAATAACCGGGCAAAAACAAAAGGGTTGAAAAACCCTTTTGCATGGTATAATAGCCATGCAAAAGATTTTTTCATGGGGGCATTATGTCTTTGCAACTGATTCTCATTCTCGATTTTCTGGCTATGTTTGTGTTTGGTTTGTGGTTTCTTTTTTCTGGCCAGAATTTGTTTTCTAAAGCCGTTGGTTTGATTTTTACCGTTTTGGGGCTCTTTACGATTTTGGGCTATCTGTCCATGGTTTTCCCCTCGATTAATTGGTTTTAATCATGGCGATGCTGACGGTTAACTTTGATGAAATGGGCGGGATTACCGAATTTAACGGTTTGTCAGTTCAGGATGCCCGCGCATTGATTATCAACAAAGCGGCGGATTACTTGGATAAATTCCGGTTTTTCAATGCTGGCATTGATAACTATACGGATTATTCCCGCGTTGAGGTTATATGGCTTCAACGGGTTGTTAAGTTTCCCATTGTCTTAAATTAGGGGGTTATATGTCCCGTCATTCACTCGCACGCAAAGCCGACATTAAAGCCGGTAAATCCGTTTGGGTTTTGGATCATTGTGGTAACCCTAAAAAGGTTATTATTCGCGCAAGGGTTCCGAAGGATTGGAATGATACCTTTTATTCCATCTTTAAGACAAAATCTTATCGACCGGAATTCTCGATGGCCGACCGTGGCGTTACCGGTTATGAATATGACGCTAGGCCAGTTCAGGTTTTTCTGAACGAACGCAGCGCTAAATACTGGGCTAATAAATGGCGTGGTATTAACCCGAATTTTATTGATCGACATACGGGTAAAAGCTATGCCCCGTATTTTGACGAATATGATTTTTAAAGACAAAAGCCCGGATTGTCCGGGCTTTTTTACGTGTACCTGGTGGAATGATTCTTATTCGGCCAGGCAGCGAATGAGAATCATTCGCATTTGGGTGCGCCAAAATTATACCTCAAGCTCCAGGCTTGTGCAAGGAATATTTATAACTTATTTTTCGTAGG